GACACGGAAGAACAATGCCCGAAATGTCAAAAGTTCGACACGCGAAGAACAATATCACCCACAGATTTGATTCTAAGGGGAAAAGGATTCCATGACACCGACTACGGCAAGCACGGACCAAAATAATCTGAACGTGGAACTCGTTGGAATAAAGAATTTGAAAATGAGCCATACATGGAGGCTCGAATTTGACGTGTACGAGATTGATTCTCATAAAGTAAAAGACCTTTTGGAACTAATTGATATGCCATTAAAGATAACATTAGAGCCTCATGAGTAATCAGGTGGCAAACAGGAAGCCAAACGGACAATTTGAAAAAGGGCAATCCGGCAATCCGGCGACACAATTTAAGCCTGGACAATCAGGGAATCCGGACGGAAGGAACGGCAAACTTGCCGATCTATTTAAGGAACTCTCAGCCGCTAAGAATACAACGGGCAGAACGAGGCACGAAGCAATCCTGGACAAAGTAATAAGAATGGCAGAGAACGGATCTCTAAAAGCTGCTGAGATGTATTTCTCTCGTATTGAGGGCAAGCCAAAAGAATTTATTGAACAGAAGATTATCAAGGATGAAGTCATCGTTGAGTGAAATTCAAAATTTTAAAAGAGAAGATGCTGCCTCATCAGCGACGGTGGTGGGATTTGCCGAATTTCGTCAAGCTAATGGTGGGCGGGTACGGCTCGGGCAAGACGTACATCGGCGCGCTTCGATCTATCTATCTCTCGTATGTGAACAGTCCGCATCCGGGAATGTATGTGAGTCCGTCTCACAATCTCGGACAGAAAACAATCATTATCACCTTAAAAGAAGTCATGAATAAAGCCGGAATGGATTACACGTTCAATCAGATGAAAGGCGAATTCATCATTGATAATTGGAATGGCAAGATATGGATTGGATCTGGCGACAAGCCGGATTCATTACGCGGTCCAAACTTGGCTTGGGCGGGGATAGACGAGCCGTTTATTCAAAAAAGAGACGTGTTCGATCAAATGCTGGCAAGAGTCAGGCATCCGGACGCAGAACAACGTGAGATATTTTTAACAGGCACACCGGAACAGCTTAATTGGGGATTTCAGCTTACAAATTCAGATAAGATAGACATTGGAACTGTTACCGCTTCCACACTTGACAATCCGTATCTACCGGATGAATACAAGACGAATCTCATGGCAGCGTACACGCCGGAACAGATAGAAGCGTATCTGCACGGCAAGTTTGTGAATCTAACTCAGGGGCGAGTCTATAAAGAATTTGACAGAGACATTCACGTAATACACAGAGAACTTGAAGGCTGGACTATATCCGGGGCGCAGGATTACAACGTGGACGCGAATACTGTTGTCATCTTCGCACACAACAAGAATGAGATTCACGTATTCGATGAATTTCGATTAAAGAATTCCGGCACCTACGACATGGCGGAAGCCGTTAAAGAAAAATATCCCGGGATTAACATATATCCGGATGCAACGGGATCTGCACGGAAAACATCCGCATCACAATCCGATCATGACATCATGAGACAAAACGGATTCAAGGTACTCACGAATAAATCTAATCCGCACGTAAAAGACCGCGTGAATGCGGTGAACAAACTTTTGAAGGACAGACGCTTAACGATTGAAAATGCGCCTAATCTTCTCATGGACTTTGAACAAAACGTATGGCGCAACAACGACATTGACAAACGCGATCCCGAACAGACACACGCAAGCGACGCAATCGGATATGCGGTGTCTTGGTTGTTCCCGATTATCGACAGAAAGGTGGGCTATCAGTCATGGTAGGATTTCTGCTCGGATTCTCGCTGGCGTTAAACATTTTATTTATTATCGGCCTCTATGTCTCGTGGAAGTTTCAAACGAAAATGGCAAAGGCGCAGGAAACACTTGTAAGGAAATCACTTATGAAATTCAATAAAAATTTATATCAGGCATGATTATTCCAGACCTATCAAGAGACATTGTCCTCAAATCCATCAAGCAGGAAATATCCAAGATGGATGACAAAAACTTAAAACGCCGGATGAAGTTTGTGGATTTTTATGAGGGCGAACATGAGCCGCACATTAAATCTTATTTTGAGAAAGGCCCACAATTACCGCTCTACACCGCAAACATAACCAAGCGCATGGTAAACGCTCGCTCGCTTGCATATAAAGACAGTCCGCTGCGAAGCAACGAACGCTACAACGACGCGCTTCCGCACGACATTAATTCCAAAATGCGACAGATGGAAAAGATGACATTTCTTTTAGGCTCAATGGGACTCATTTTACGATGGGAAGAAGATCACTTGGAATATGAC